ATGCTTATAGGAGAATTATACCATGACCAAATCTAACACACCATTGGAAATCACAAACCACATCAAGGACAATGCGGCGGCTCTGTTTGAAGTGCGCCGTATCTCTAAGGCTCTCAGCGACATCTCGAAGAATGAAGCTGACAACGCAACACTGCGGACTATTATCCGCTCACTTTCCACAACACTTGGCGAACTGGCAGGAAATGTCTCGGATGCATATTGGGATGCCTGCCTGCTTATCCAGAAGCTCGAAGAGGCTGTCTACGAAGAGACCGCAGACTGCGACGAGACCGAAGAAGACCTGCCTTTCGTCACACCTGACGGGGGTGATGCAGAATGAGCGTCATAAGGCCGACATGTCTGGACACGGACGGCGCGTGCTTTGCCAGAACCAAATACGGCAATTGCACTGTGCTTAATGAGTGTTCGGAACATTGCAGATTCAAGAAGCCGACGGCAACCAAGACAAACGGAAGAGACTACCCGTTTAATCCGCTTTATGTCGGTATGAATGACTCAGGCGGAATAAAGATGACGGGTGCGGCATGGAAAGCGAGGAAGAACGCATGAGCACATTATACGAACTTACCGATGATTATTTAACTCTGCTTGAGATGGCAGAAGACCCCGACATCGACGAACAGGCACTTAAGGACACGATGGAAGGCATCGAGGGCGCATTAGAAATCAAGGCGGAAGGCTATGCCAAAATCATCCGCATGCTTGAGGGCGACGCGGCGGCTTGTGATGCCGAGAGCAAGCGTCTCCGCAACAAGAAGCAGACCATTGAGAACAATATCAGGCGCATGAAAGCCGCCCTCCAGATGGCGATGGAGGCAACCGGCAAGCGCAAATTCAAGACACCGCTGTTCAGCTTCAACATTCAGAAGAATCCCGCTTCCGTTGTCATGGACGAAGCTTACATCGAGAATATACCCGAGCGCTTCCTTGTCCACAAGGATCCCGAAATCAACCGCAAGGCAATCAAGGACGCTATCACCGCCGGAGAGGATCTGGAGGGACTTGCTCATCTTGAGCAGACGGAATCGCTCCGGATTAAGTGAGGAGGTGACAATATGGGTATTCCTGCATTTGTAATTGGTCCGTCCGGAAGTGGAAAGACCTACTCAATTAAGAATTTCAAAGCTGATGAAGTCGGCGTGATCTCAGTGGAAAAGGGGCGGCTCCCGTTCAAGTCGGATATTAAGGTTTGCAAGGTCAAGCGCGACTTCCCCAATGCAAAGAACTACGCGGAATTAAACGCTGCGTGCTACTCATGGATCCAGCGCGTGATCGCATCGAGCAAGGCGAAATCAATCGTGATTGATGACAGCCAGTATTTACTCGTTAATGAGTTGTTCGACCGGGCGAAAGAGAAAAGCTATGACAAGTTTACGGACATGGCGGTGAATTTTCGCAATCTGATCCATTTCATTAACGAACTCCCCGAAGAGGATAAGATCGTGTACTTCCTTCACCACACCGAAACGGCAGGTGATGGCCGGGAGAAAGCTAAGACGATTGGAAAGATGCTCGACGAAAAGCTGACGCTTGAGGGATGCTTCGACATCGTTATTTACTGCCAGGATCACAAGTTCTACACGCAGGCGAACAACCAGAGCACGGCAAAAACGCCGGAAGGGCTCTTTGAATCGGTGGAGATCCCGAATGATCTGAAAGCGGTGGATGATGCGATAAGGGAGTATTACGGACTGACGGGGGCGGTAGATGGATGATTTGAAACTGACAGCGAGCCAACAAAAAGCGTATGACGCACTATTGCGCGGCGAAAACGTCTTTTTGACAGGCGGGGCGGGCACAGGCAAGACGACACTGATTAAAAAGTTTATCAAAGAAGTGGATCCGTATTGCGCCCATACGCTACTAGCGGCACCGACTGGGAAAGCGGCGCTCAATATGGCAGTGGAAACAGACGAAGGCACTGTATACGGTTCAACAGTCCATAGGCTGTTCGGACTAAAGGCGGAAGCAATCCCAGAGTATCGCGGAGCTGTTCCAAAGATATTCTGGGGCGCTGACAGAATCATCATAGACGAAATAAGCATGATGCGAATGGACGTATTCGACTATGTTTCTGACGTGCTGCTTGACGTCATAGGTGATATTGACAGGGCGCTTTCGAATAGGCGAAAGTTCCAAATTATTCTAGTAGGCGACTTCTTCCAACTTCCGCCCGTATTGAAGACGCAAGCCGCAGGTGGCGCAAGCGATAAAGAAGTTCTGGATGCTAAGTACGGCGAGGATATTGGAAAGGCATACTGTTTTCAATCATATTCGTGGGACCTGCTCGAAATCCGCAAATATGAACTTACGGAGATTATGAGGCAAAAAGACGACGCTGAGTTTTGCGAAGCATTGAACAAGATTCGCAAAGGCGACGCATCGGGGATTACATATATTAATCAGCACTACGATAAAAGCCGATTCATCCCAGACAGACCCACGCTTTGCGGAACGAATCGAAACGCCATGAAAATCAATAACATGATGTTGGCGAGAAATCCGAATCCAAAAAAGATATACGAATGGAAGGTAGAGACTAATTCCAAATACATAAGCGGATACCTCAAAAATCTGCAATGCTCTGAACGCCTTACCTTGTGCGCGGGCGCGCAGGTGATCAGCATAGCGAACACCGAAACCGCAGTAAACGGCCAAATCGGCAGAGTGGAAAGTGTCCACGACGACTTTGTAGTAGTAACCTGGTCGGACGGGCAAACGTCCAAAGTGCTCCCCTATGAATGGGAAATAACACGACAGGATATTATAAAAATCGACAACAAGGTAAAAATTGCATCTGTCCCGATTCTCACTGTTACGCAATTACCACTCAAACTAGCGTATGCGTTCACCATCCACAAGGCGCAGGGAGAGACGCTTAAACGGGCAAATATCATTCTTGATACTTTTGAGACTGGCCACTTATACACAGCACTATCACGATGCGAATCGGTCGAAAATATGCGACTGCAAAGACCGCTCAAAAAGTCGGACGTGTTGTGCGATGAAACAATAAACAAATGGTACGAAAGACAGGAGGCTTAATTTATGAAACGTGTAGACATGACCAATGTAAAAGAAGCAGGTGAATTTGATCGGCTCCCCGCTGGCGCCTATGTGTGCGTGATCCGCGACGTCGAGGATTTCCCGCAGAAAGAATATCTCAAAGTCACATACGACATCGCCGCCGGCAAGTATGCGGGATACTACGACAAGACCCGCGCCGACCATCCTGATTGGGCATGGACTGGCGCATACGTCAAATCCTACAAGACCAAAGCACTCCCGATGTTCAAGAGATTCTGCTCCGCAGTCAGCAAGAGCAACGGCAACTTCGTGTTCGACGGCAACACGGTCAACGCTGACGAGCGCACACTGATCGGGAAGAAGATCGGGCTTGTAATGCAGGAAGAAGAGTATTACGGCAACGACGGAAGCAAGAAGACACGCCTGATCGTCGCGAGAGAGTGCCCGATTGACAAGGTTTCCACCCAGAAGGTGCCCGACCCCAAGAAGCTCCCCGACGAACCGCAGGAAGCGGGCGGCGTCGATGGATTCATGAACATCCCCGACGGAATTGATGAGGAGATGCCCTTCGCATGATCATACAGGAAGACACTCGGCAAAAGGCGGGTAAGCACGACCTGAAGCATGATTTCTTCCAAAATTCTAATATCGGCGTGGTTCGGTGCAAATTGCCATTTGGCGATTACGCACCGATTCCACCCGTATCAATCGACACTAAGGAAGACATGGAAGAGATAGCGCAAAACATTTGCGGGGGCAAGGGAGAGCACCAGAGATTTATCAGAGAGTGCAAAGCGGCAAGGGACGCAGGATGCAAATTAGTCATACTGGTCGAGAATACCGTCGGCATACACGATATATCACAGGTGCATATCTGGAAGAACCCGCGAAGCTGCTACTCCCCGAATTGCGTGCAAGGCCCGCGCCTACAGAAAGCAATGGAGACCATTTCCACCCGCTACGGGGTAGAGTTCCAATTCTGCGACCCGGAAGAGGCGGGCTGTGTAATCACGGGGATCATACAAGAATATGAACAAACTATTAGACGCGGCGATTAAATACGCCACCGAATACCAGTGGGCAGTGTTCCCTTGCTCACCAACAAGCAAGAAGCCACTCACACCACATGGATGCAAAGACGCAAAGAAGTCCGTCGGCGCTATCAAATCATGGTGGAAGAAATGGCCGGAC